TCGCTAACATGCCCTTTTCTTTAATTTTGTTACTAGCTGCCTCTCTATCATCAAAAGCTTGGCGTAGTTTAGCATAGTATGGAATAGATTGGTAGCTTGGATCTGTCATTAAAACTTGCCAAGCTTTATCGTAAAATTTCTTTTCTAAATCTTTTATTAAATAAAATCTTTTTGCATCTAAACTTAAATTACTTTCACCAGCTTTTTTCATATCATCTGCATACAATCGACCTTGGCGTGTATTCTTTCTAGTTGTTAAATTTTCTAATGCTTCTTGAAAATTAACCATACCACCTAAACCAGGGATGCTTATTTTAATATTGTTTTTAGCTTCATTTACTAAATCCATTTGGCCTCGAAAACTTAGCTTCATCCCATTATAACTTTTAGGATTTGATAGAGCCCAAGCTTTATTACTTTCATACAGCCTCATTAATTCAATTTCAACATTTGTTGGTTTTTCTGCTGGGCGCATACGAATGCCTGTAAAATTATTCCATAGAGCCATGTACGGATTATTAGCAAAACTAACATCTTCTGCGCCATAGGCTCTGCCAAGCGTATCACGCTTTACAGCATTGTAGTCTGCCTCTTCTTGAAAGAAACTATCTTTAGCTCGCATAGCTCTAATTTTATCAAAGAGCATAGACATTTCCTCTGCAATATGAGGTTGCCCACCTCTTACTGGAATGCCTAATTTTGCTCTGCCTACAAGCCTATAATCTGGATCTGTACCATTCGGATGCGGATATTTAAATGTACCGTCAAGGTTTGTTTGCGTAACATCTTCCATAGTATAATAATCAAAATCACCGTATGGATTGCGCACTGTCGGATCTCCAACTCTAAAACCCATGCGCTGTGCTGCTGACCAAATGTTAGGAAAACCACCCATAGTCGCCCCTTCTATTGGCCCTCTAAACAAATGCGGCGCATCACGAAACATCTCAGAAAAACTATCGTTATCTAATATTGTGCTTATATCTGCTAGACCTTGAAGCATTGGTAACTCAGCATAATAATTAGCAATAGAACCTACAGCAGCCAATGCTCTATTACCTACACCTTGTACATCGTTACCGTATACTGCTTCGTTAGCTGTTGTCATAAAAGCTAAAACACCGCCAACAGGTTCCCACCCAGAATAAGATACATACATTAATGGACCGTTAGGTATACCCATATCATTATACAATTTATCAACACCCTCAGGCCAATCTTCACCTTTAAAAACAAAACTGTATGGTTGCCAACCCGGCGGCAACGCTTCACGAGCAACCTTATCCATAGGCATAGCACCTGTCATTCTACCTTCAGCAACTTTATTTTGGACGTAAAAGAAAGCAGCGCCAGCCATTGAAAGTTTAGCTAAAGCTTTTTGTTGTTGCGCCGGTGTGCCAGAAATAACATCTCTATAAACTTGAGGGTTTATACCTGACATTTCCATTGTTTTAATAGCACCGCTTGTTGGTGTTTTTACAAATGGCATTAACCATTGACCAAATGGTATTGGGCCTAAATTAAATTTTTGTATGGCTGTACCAGGTGCGCTTATGTCTAACCCAAAGATCTCTGTATCATCTTGTAATGTATTATATTTAGCTGTGTGATCTAATTCTTGTGCCACTGAATCTGGATCAAGCAAAACCATACCTGCTTCATCCATCGCTTCTGTAACATCTTTACCTTCATACAATGCTTTTCTATACGCTCTATTTGATTGTACATACAATTCACCACGTTGCGAAATTGTTTTAAAAAATTCATCACCAAACAAGAGCGCTCTAAATGGCAACCTAACACCTTTAAATATAAAATTTATTGGGCCAGAAAACGATGTTTCATCAGCAAGCCTAAAACCTGTTGAGTAATCTTCTATTTCTGCTCTAGCTTTTATAGAAGGTTTTTCTGATTTAAATGCTATAGAAGCTACTTTTAAAGCATCACCAAAACTATCCATCCAACCTTTAACACGTAACGCTGTATCTTCTAAATACACTTGCTCTGGATCTATTGGTAAACCTCTTGCCTGGCGAACACTTCTTATTCCTGTACCATAAATACCTGCAAGTGTTTCTGTCGGCAACTGGTACGTCATCCATAAAGCATTTGATATTATATTTTTAAAATTTGTTGCTGGTGACGTTAACAAACCTGCCATGTATGCTTCTGCTATAGCAGCGCGTGTTTTTGCAAAAACAACTTTATTGATAAATCTGTTAAGACCTTTAAAACCTTTTTCTTGCACAACATTTGCCGCTGCTGCTGCAATATCATCAGTTATACCTTCGCCGCCGCCTAGCTGCTCTAATGCTTCTCGCGCTCTACCAGCTAACGCTAAAGCCCCATCATAACCACCTACTTCAATTGCAAATGATTGTAATGCTCTAGCAGTTTCTGTTTGGAAACCTTTTAGGTGCATATGAAAACCATGATAGATTGCTAACTGTCTACGAAATTCTAATTTTTCAGCAGGTGTAGAAACGCCAGTATTTATTTTGTCTGCAAGGTTCATAATTTTTTCACCTTGCGCAACAAATATTTCACGAGCAGCAACAAGCTGCTCACCTAATAACAAACCGTCCTCTATACGTCTGTTTAAAAATTTTTCAGTAAACCCAAGCTCGTCAGCTAAAAGCGCAGCCGCATTTTCTTTAGTTACATTCTCTGGTATTTTAAATCTTTTAGCCTGACTTATTTCTAACTTACTTACTTCAGAAACAGCGGTAATAAGTTTACCTACATCTTCCGATGTTTTCATATTATTTAAATTAAAATCACCACCTTCTGCTATAGATTTTGCTTCTACGTCTATGTCAGGTAGCACAACTTCTTCTAACGGAGAAACATCAGGCACTTCTCCTTCAATTGCTTTGTTAGCGTTTTCAATTACTGTATTATATTCTGGTTTATCTGCCTGTTTATTTATATCGTTAATAGGATCTAAATCTGCTGCTTTTACTTCACCAATAGCTTCTTGAGCGGCACGTACTGCCTGTTCTGTTTCTGTAGGTTTTGCAGTAAACCCACGTTTTTCAAATTCTTCAAAACCTTCTGGCGATAATGTTTCAGCAGCTTTTTCTTTTTTTAACTGTTCTGGATCAACAGTTTCATCAAGCAGCGGCTTTTCTTGTGGCGTTGGCACAATCTTTTCTACAGGCGGCGGCGGCTTGTTAAATTCTGAAACAATAGATTTAAACAATTCTTTTCCAATACCAGCAACTTCAACTTCACCTTCACGCTTTGGCCCTTTAGCAAACTCTTTAGGAGCGCCAGCCGCTGTAATACGCTGTTGCTGTTCTTGCTGCTCTGCTAGTTCTGTTGGATCTATTGCCATACTAAATCACTTTAATTGAAATTGCTCTGGAAGACTTGCCTCTTCTTCTGCGCCAAGTTTTGGTTTATCGCCAAGAAAAGCTAACTCTATGTATTGTTGCCTAGTTAGAGGTAAATTGAACCTTTTCATAAGAGCTAATACACCGTCATCATTCCCAGCTTGGGGGGTTAATTCCACCTGCTCTTTCATCTACTAGTCTCCTTGTTTCATTTAAATCTATTTCACCGCTCTTATATCTTTGCCATATTGCATCAATATCTGCCACATTTTTTGCACTTTGTTTAAATTTATCAGTAAATAAACCTCTTACGGCTTCCCACGTAATTGATTGCATTTGCCTAGGTAGTATACCACGTTCAGCAGCAGCGCGTCTATACGCCTCTGCATATAGTCCATAATTACCAGATACTCCTGACACAGTAGAACCTTTAGTAGTGCCCCTACCTTTGACACTTGTGTTTTTAAAGTTGTGATCTACTTCTAAAGAATTACCTGACAATGGACGTAATAAACCAGCAGCAACAGCATGAGTATCTATAGTTACATCGCCAAATAATGAATTAGGGCTGTATATATTATTATAAAAATTTCTTACTTTATGACGTTCACCCATTAAAACAGAAATAGTATTTACATCTCCATTTGCATCTATAGACGCAACAGCTTTTCCAATTTCATTAAGAGAACCCCAAGCCGCTTTACTTGGCAAACCGTCTGCATTTGTAGCAACATCTAAAAATTCACCTTCTGGGCCTACAATTTGATAGTCTGGTTTATTGTAAGTTTGATCGTATAATCTAACAAATAAACCTCTTAATGTCGCTTGCACTGCTGGATCGTCATCTACTATCTCTGAATATGATTTACCTCTAATCATGTCTAGTAACGGCCTGTACTTTGGTTTGTCAAAAACAGGGTTTCCTTTTCCATCTTTTAAACTAAAAAACAAATCTGTCATTTCATTAGACATCTTAAAATCTTTTTGTTTTATAGCTACGTCAAGAACACGTTTTGCTAAACTTACGTTTTGATACCAATCTTTTTGCGGAGATAAAGCAGCTAACGCGCCAGCAATAGATGTATCAGGAATGCCATATTCTGTTGACCAATTATCAGTAATTGCTCGCGCACCATCGTACCACTTTTGGCTACGCGCTCTAGTCGCATCAGGCACTTTATCATGCAAATAAAGAAGATTATCTTTTACATGTTCTATAAATCGTTCCGCTGTTTCATCCACAGTTTCATTAAGCACAGTCAACATATTAGGATAATCTTTAGTTATGTTAACATTAAACTCATAAAGTTTTGGCTCTAACTTCATTTCATCTAACCCAACAATTAAATCTCCAGTCATTGCATCTTCTGTTGATGCTTTTGCTGTAGGTAACCTTGTTGATATTCTGCCTGGAAAGCTACCGTCTGTAGTTGTTTTATTAGTATCAAATAAGTTGCCGCCTAAACTTCCTACTGTAGGCATATCACCGGGTTGCGTTAATCTATCTTTTACAACACCAAATTTTCCACGGAGATACTCAACTAAACTTTTATCTCCTTTTACTTTTTTAAGACCAAAACCTAATGTTTTTATAAGACCATCAATAACACCACCAGCTAAAACACCTTCAAAAGTGTTAGTAACTCTAGCTCCTAAGCGTTCTAGTGCAGATGCTTCTTCATCAACCTGACTATCTAAAAACTCAAGTATTGCATTATCAAGCCCATACTCTCTAGCTAGTGTTGCAATATTTCCCTCTTCTGGATCTAACAACGCATCTGCAAAACCACCTCTTAACATCATGCTAAGAAAATTTACGCCTTTAACCGGAGCTATTGTCATACCGGAAGCAAACATCATAAGGCCTCTTGCTAAAGATTCTATAGGCCCATCACCTTCTGGAATTTTAATGCCAAGATTATCAAGACCTTTTTCAAAAGCTTTATCTGCTCGCAAATGCCCTTCTTTTTTTTCACGCGAATATTCTAAACCGTCTGGCCCCATGTAAAAATAACCAAGACTTGGTAACGCTTCACCTATATCATCAACAGTTCCAGCAAGACCTGCTACTGTGTCTTGAATGCCACCGGCAACAACTCTGCCTGTAGATGCCGCTAGGTTAGCAGCTTTTTGACCAAATGTTATTTCTGGTGGGTCATAAATTTCACCGCCTTGTCTTTCAACAAACATTTTTTCATATTCGCTTAGGGGCTCTGTACGTCCATCACTTGTACTTTCTATATCTAAGAAACCAGCAGATGCTATTTGTTCATCGTCAAAACCAGCAGCATAGAAATCATCTGCTGTGGGTGTAATACCTTGCTCACGCAACGCAGCATTGTACCGCATAATTTTTGCTTCTGGTGTTATTTCACGTTCTGCAATTTTTACGTGACCACCATTTGGCATCTTTGTAAAAACTTCTTCTACGTTTTTCGATGCATTAAATGATGTGCCGTCAACCATTGAAGGTGTGTCTGGAAAATTTGCACTTTTAAATTTTGCAGCTTCCTCATACTTATCAAGCTCTTCATCAATGCTATAGTATTCTGGGTTCATCTTGCTAGACTTTCATATCTGTTCTTTAAATCTAACATTTGTAAACGTAAAGATTTAGACGCATTTTTTACATTTTCTGCAACATCACTTTGCCTAGTCATGTTATCAATTAATTTTATAATTTCTGCTGGACGCTGTTCTTGTGGAAAATTTTCAGCTTGCGTTATAATATCCGACAGTAAGTTTTGAAATGTAGCATCTGTGATCGCGGTTTTATACTGGTCATTAAGTATATCTTTAATACCTGGAGCTTCTGAAATTAATTTATTACCTAAATCAATAACTTCTTGTTGTGTCATAGGTTTACCATCAGCCCTACGTTTATCAACCTCACTATCAAGTTGCCTATACAAATTACTTATTTCATTTGTTATTTTTTCAGCAGCGTCCTTATCCATAGTTTGTAATAAATTTGCATCGTACCTCATTGCATTTTTTATATTATTTTTAGCTCTATTTACGCCAATATCTTGATTGTTTCTTACTGCTGTAAAAAACCTTAATTGATCATTAATTGTTAAAACAGCGCTAGCATTATCAACATCATCAATAGTTAATGTTCCAAGTATTTCTTTTTGAGCTAATATTTCCATTGTTAGTGGATTAGATGTTGTAGGACGTAAATCCGCGCCATTTATTCTAGCTAAATAAAATTTGTTTTTTTGTTCTGTTACATCAAGATTTCCAAAAGCCCATTTTCGTAATTGTGTCAGTATTTCAGCACCACTTACTCTGCCTGTATCTGTTGTATTAAATTCAAAACCTTCTCCAAGAATTGCTTCAGTTCCTGTTTGCGCGTCTTCTAAAGAAAATATTTTTAAAGGATCAATCGTTAACATTAATTCATCGAGATCTGCGCTTTGTTGTTTTAACAATTTTTCATTTGCTTTGTCGTTTTTTTCTTGCGCTTCATCACGTATTTTTTGAAAAGCAACAGCTTCAGTAAGCGCGTCTTTGATTATATTAGTTGCTTCATCTCTTGGTATATTTTGTAATGTGTGCAAAACATAAGATCCACCAGGCAAGTTTGGTCTATCTTCAACTGCAATATCAATGCCAGCATCTAAAAAATCTTGAACTTCTAAAGCTTCTAGCAAACCTAAAGCAAAGTTTGGAGTTGTTGAAACGTAAGCGCTTGTAACATTTTTAGCTATATCAATTTTCATTTTAGACGTAACTAATTCTGCACCGGTTTCACTATATCGTTGTTGTTTTACGCCTGTAGCTATATCACCTTCTATGCCACTTACTTTTTGATTGTATAAATCAATCATTTTACCTGGATTACCCATGCCTACCTGAGAAAGCTCTGTAACTGTAGTTTCTTGTCTACGTGCAAAACTAGCTTGTGCCGCTGCTTCTATCTTAGTGTCAATAACATCTTTAAGTTGAAACCTGCTAGTAAGTTCCATTTGATCAAAACGATCCATAAATTTTTGTCGTGTAAACCTGTTAGTACCGATTTTATCTAGTACTTGTGTGCGTATATCTTCTGTTGTTGATTTCCATAAATTTTCGCCACCGAAAACATTACTTAATTTTTTTTCACGCTCTAGATCATACGCTGCCTGGCGTATACCTTCTTCTGCTTCTAGAAGTCCTTCATTTAACAACAACTCTTGCTCAGCATTGTAACGCATCTTAGCGTATGCACCGACTGATTGAATAAGGGCAGATGCAGGAGCAGCTTTAGTCAACTCTGCTTGCGCCACTGCACTTGGAGACATTCTTGCACTTATAGATCTACCGGGCGCATCTGATGTGGGTGTAAGCTGTGATGTATATTTTGGTATTCGTAATGCCATTCTTAATCCTCACCTATTAGACCAGCTTCGAAAGCTTCATAACCAAACTGAGCAGCCTGACCAAAAGAATTAATCATTGATGCAGTGCCTTGAGCGCGAGCAGAGGCAGCAGCCATACCACCTTCCATACGTGACAACTGTGCATTTAATTGTGCTTCTTCCTGGGCATCTGTAATCTGCATGTTTGTAATTTGATTGTTAAACTCACGAACTTTTGTTTCATAATCAAACTCACGAGCGTTTTCACGCAAAACAGCAAGAGGAGTTCCGGAACTCATATCAAACCCAGCATATCCAAAACCTGCTTTTGCAGCGCCTTGTATTTCTCTTTCAAACGCAATAGACGCTCTGTCCTGCTCAACTAAAAAATTAGAGTTAACAATTCCTCTTTGCCTTGTGAGCAAATCAATGTCACGCTCAATAATCTGAGCATTAAACTCACCAGCTTCTTGCGCTGCTCTCGCTGCTCGATCTGAGGCTCTCTTTTGTTGCAAGCCACCAATCAACTGCAAACCTAAAGTTATAAACGGTAAGGCACTCATATTACAACAAACCTATCATATTTTATTCTGCTTTGCTTCATTATTTATCAAAAGTATTCATTCTTGGGAAGAACGCCAATACCGTAAGAGGTAAAGGCTGGCTCTGCTTAACATATATGCGATCATCATCTTCAAATCCTCCCGGAAACTCTATATCCTTGTCACCAGTAAATAATGGTACAGCCGTGTCCATTGCCATAGAACTATCCCTAAATGGTATTCTGTCTATTTCACCTGCGTCATTGCCAACCTCAACACCAACAGTTTCAAAAAACCTAAGAGTAATTTGATGTATACGCTTTGGCTTGCCTTGGCTTGTACCGTCTACTGATCCTGATTCAATCCTTAATGTTTGCATTCTGCTATCGAAACTATAACCAACAGCAGCCGTTGTAGATGAAAAGTCTAAAGTTATACTACCATTATTAACCGTTTTGTTTGCATGAGAAGCACCATTTGCTAAAACTTGTAATTCTTGTCCTCTTAGATGATATAGGCCTGTTAGCGTAGTTGTTGTACCACCACTATAAGATAAACCGCTATCAACAAAAAATGCGTTTGCTGTGTTATCTCCAAAATTAAATACTTTTAATTTCTCAACATATCTTTTTGTCACACTATCTATTGTACGCTTAACAATCATAAACAATTCGTCTTCACCAGTGTCAGTTGGAAGCGTGGCAATACTTTCCACAACAGCCTGACCACTACTAAACGCACCGCCAATAACATGCTTGTGCCAAGCAACAACTTCTTCTTCGCGGCGATACGTCAAACCTAATAATGTACCGTCTGCACGAATACACCACACCACGCTATCAGGCTCTTGCTGATAAGCCATTTGCGTTATTCCACCCTCAGTGACATGTTCCGCAAGTATCGTCATGTCTGGGGCTTGATAACCGCCTGTATTCACATCGCCGACAAATTTAAACTCGCGTATTTTTCTTGATCCTCTTTGGACGAAAAGCGTTACATCTGCAACTTGAACAGGCTCTATTGTGGCTGTGCCGTAATTTGAATACTTTCTTATAAGCGTTGTTGTTGGCGTTACTGGGCCATCATTTGTTGATGTCAGAACATACTCACCGCCTGATGTACCTACAGTCAAAACTCTTGTTGCTGACAGATAACGAATAGCGTTTACTTGGTTAGACGCAATGGTATAAATTAACCCATCATTATCACCTGTTCCAACAGTGACGTTTTGATAATCGCCGTTTTTACTAAACCAAAGCGTTTGCGGATTATTATTTGTATTTCCAAAAACTAATCTTTGCTCGAAGAACGATATGACACTAGGTCTATTGTTTGCACCTTTAAGAGATTGAGTTGGTTGCGTAACTTTTTTTGCTGTGCCGCCTGATGAATAGGCAGTAAATCCAGAAGTGTCTATGTCAGTGCCAGCTTCATTTTGTAATGTAAACGTATTCGTTGTCACATTAGCCACATAATAGTTCGCATCATTCAGTTCTATCATGCCAGCGATGCTTTCTATCTTAACCGCATCACCGTTAGCAAACCCATGAGAGTTGCTTGTTAAAACGCCTGGATTGGCTTGCGTGACCGCCGATAAATTTTTCGCTGTTTCTAGACCGCCTTCGATAATTAAATTGTTAAATGTCCAAACGTTATGATCTGTTCTTGTTAAGCTACGAATATCATACGAAGGATGTACGATGTACATTGTATCAGCCGATTGAACAAATCGCAAATCAAACAAATCAGCTTCTGCATAGGGCGTAGCTGTCTCAAATATTTGTGTTGCTGTGCCACCTGATGTGTATGTCGTCAGGTTTGTCGTATCCATTGCGTTGCCAAACAAATCTACCAAAGTAAAAGTGTTTGTTGATGTATTTGACACGCGATAATTACGGCCATTTAGTTCTGTCATGCCGCCAATACTATCAACAAATATTTCATCACCATTGCTAAATCCGTGACTATTGCTCGTAAGCACACCAGGATTAGCTTTTGTAATAGCTGTGATTGTTTTTGCAGAACTATTAAGTATTTGAAGATCGTTGCGAAATACTCGCATGATCTGATTTCCAAACTCTAAAATATATGTATCTGAAGTTTTAAATTGAAACGGTATCAATCTTGTTTTTACAGAACTACTTTTTACTTCACCTAAATATTCTGTGCCTGGACGTCTAGTTACACCGCCATGAGGCATAACAACCATGTTTGTAAGTTCAGAGAGCCCTTCACGATACTTCTCAATATTAGTACGGCCTTCAAGCTTTGGGCTAATCTCACCTGCTGTAAAAGAACTAAACGCTGGCGCAGAACGTGCCATTAAAACCTACTTTCAATAAAATCGCTTGCCTCTAAGCGTTGCGTTGCACCCTCTGTTGCATCGTTAAATCTTGCTTCAGTCATTTTACTTTCGTACAGTGCGTTCTGTATTTGCACCATACTCGTTGATCCAGTTATTGCATAACATATCTCGGCGCCAAGCTTTGCCGCCAAAGCCTCTACTAAACTTGCGTCATATTGCTGTGGATCTGTCACACGCCCAACATACTTAATCTGGGCTGTACCTTCATCTGTTAATAATTTTCTACCCTCAACAACAAACACTGGGCCACCAGTGTTGTTTGTAATATTGTCTTGTGGATATGCCAGCGTACCATTGCTAAACTCTAAAACGCGCAAACAAAATGGATCTGTTGGTAAGGCATATTGAAACGCATACCCAAACGCTGGAGTGTCTGACTCTTGAGCTAACGCCGCTCTTCTAATTAAACAATTCCAAGGATGTGCGCGAAAAACCGAATCTCTTACTGCTTCGTATCTTTGATTAACAATTCTTGCAGCTTTACTGTTTTCATCAAGTGCAGAAATATTAGAAGCACCAAGATTGTTTAATGCAAAGTTTGCAATATCAACTGTACTTGTCATTTTAACCTATCCTGTAAAAGAAGGGGCGGCGAACCGCCCCAACCTATTAGTCTACGACATATTTGATGGTTACTTCAATAGTACCAGTACCAGCAGCACCACCCATTGTAACAGTAACCGTAACGCCGTCTTCATTAGCGTCTAGTTCTGTGCCAGAGCCTAGAGCCAGCGTTGCGAGGATGTCTACCTTTTGAGCGCCTGTTGATGCAGCAGCCGCTTTATATGCAGCAGCAGCAGCAGAAACCGCTGTACCGTCTGCATTGACATAAGCTGCATGACCTACAGACAAGGTTGTTGAACCGCCCAACGCATCATGTGCGAGTGAGCCTTCAAGCAATCTTGCGCCATCTGGTAAAATAAACATCTCAATAACATCACCAGATGCTAAAGAAGATGCTTCGTAAACGCCATGAGCAACACGGATACGTCCACTTAGCTCATTAGCTTTGTTCATAACAACAGGATCTGCCCGGTTGTTAGTTCGCTGTGTTGAATAAACAGTAGCCATAAGTCAATCTCCTTATTCGTTACACGCAATTTCTACTACTTTTTCCTCTTCCATGCGAGTTGCCCCGATGGTTTGGCAGTAATAGACTTGCGTTGAGTATGACTTGTCAGCACGTTCATCAATACGTGCGGCTGGCTCTTTACCAACAGCAAGCTTGATACCGTCTGATGCAAACGCAATGACCTGACGGTCAGAGTTTGAATCTGTGTTTAGACGGTTGCTCACATGAAATTGAAACCCTACAAAAGAGTTTATCTCACCTTGAGCTAAGGCCTTGACAGTGTTGAAGTCGCTTGAAGTCACAGTTGTGTTGTTTAACAAATCAGAAATCTGTTTTGGTGAAACAACGATATGACGAGGAATAGATGGATCAACACTTGCTGCATCTAATAACTCTTTAGCAGATACTAGTTTAGCAATAGTCAAGCCAGCAGAACCATGAGCAATTTTTTGCCCAGCAGGTAACGCTGTTGATGTTGAACCGTCTTTGCCTGTCTTTGCTGTGCCTAGAGCAGCAGTAATGATAACATCATCCATTGCTCTACCCATAGCAGCAGCGGCTGCACGGCTATATGTTGATGTCGGGTCTACAAGTAAACGTACCTTATCGCTATCATCAATTAGATCAGCATACTCATAGTCTGACATTGTCACCATTCGTCTTGTATGTGGTGTTTCGACTAATGGTGTATCGGCGTGTCTGCTTGTACGCAGAACAGCCGCAGCTTGACCAACTTGGTCAAAGAAAGCTTTTTCGCCATTCACGCTTTCTGTATCTACCGCATCACGCAGCAGAGAACCCATTTGCTGTGATAGCATTTGGACGTTTGCAGAAAACTGATTGACAAAAGCTGTAGTAATTTGGGTAGACATCTTGTCTCTCCTACTTCTGTTTCAATTTAAGGTTGCTGCGCTTGGTTGTCTCTTGCGAGGCCTTGCTGCTACTTAGGGTAGCTACTCCGCTTGTCTACAAGCTTACTAGTGGGCCTTGCGGTTATCCACTATGCATACTCTCGGAGCCGTAACACTTCTTGTATGTATGTGTCATGCTCTGGGTGCATCTTATCCCAATAAGGGCCGTCTCGTCTAGTCATCTCTGTAATTTGACGAGAAGCTTCTTCTGGGGTCATAATTAATTCAGTTGTTTCACCTGCCAAATTATCCTCTCCGATCTGTGTAGCAAGCTCAGAAAACATCTTAACAATTGCTGGGTGATCGCCTAACATACGTCCATCTGATAACTGAATTTCATCAAACATCTCTGTGCCGCCTAATAAATTCTTAGCAGCCAAGTGTGCCATTTCTAAACGCTGCTCAAAAGCTTGACCAAACTCTTGACGCAATTCCTGTTCTGCTTCATAGACCGCTTTTTCTGCACCTTGATCAATACTTTCTTGCGCTCCATCTACAACACCTGACAAAAACTCTGACATCTTATGTGCCTGAGCATTGCTAAGACCTGCATCAAACAAAGCATTTTTAAATTTACTTAGCTCATTTTCACTCATAACTTCGTTCTGAAACTGTAGATCATAACCATCTGCACTAGTTGGAGAGCCTAGCTTTGTATACAATTCACGCCATTCATCAGGCGTTGCAGACTTTCCTGGTATCGCAATCTTGTCAGCGCCAATCATGCGCTGTGCATTAACATAGCTTTTAGCTAGTGCGCCTGGATCTGTAAAAGTTCGCAAGCTTGGTTCATTTCGTAACTCTTCTGGTAAACTTTCTAAAAAACTAACTGGTGCAGCTTGTGCCGCAACAGCCTCTGGTGCTGCTTCTGGAGATCCTGTATCTTGGATTGCCTCTTCGCTCATCTGGGTTCCTTCCCTTCGGCCAGCATTCGGACAATTAGCAACACAGTTGCACGCTGACCTTCATTAAAAGATGTTTCATGTGGGTTGCCCGAAAATGTCGTTGTCTCATAACCAAACCTTGATTTGAGATCTTTTAATACTTTTTCACCGTCATCTGTATTAAACGTGCGGCGATAAGATAATTTTAGTTCTTCTAATTGCTTCACTGCTCTAAACCACCTACTGCCTTGACTAAAGGCGCAACTTGATTAGCTTGCTCTGCTTGCATCATTTGTTCTTGCATAGCAGCTTGTTGTTCAGCAGCTTGCGCTTGCTGTTTACGCATTTTAGCTACTTCTTCATCACTTCTAATAACACGCGCAGGTATGCCAGTTACCTCAACTAAATACTGCACAAGCTTATCACTATCTAAATAATCCATGACAGGCGCTATTTCAGCAACCTGCATCATAACCTCAAAGCCTCGAAGCATAGACTGTAAATCTGTTAGCCTCTGTGCTTTTGCCAATGGTGACACATACTCAATGTCAATGTCTTGACCTTGTAGTTGCTCAGGAGCGGCAGGGAGGAGACCGTTCCTGAGCAGCAACGCAAAAGACCGCGAAATCAAAGGCTGCAACAGTTCCGATTGCAACCTGCCCAAGACAGGTCCGAGGAGCCTCATTTTTTCTTCATTGCGCTGCAACACCTCAGTCGCGGTCATGGCTGGGCCTTGTGACATAAGCAACTGATCAACATAGAATGCCTGACGTATTGCATTACGCCGCTGCTCTTCCATGTTTAAACCTAATGGATTGTTCGCGCCGATCTGCAACGGCTCCAGTCTATCTCTTGTACCTGTACGATAAAAATTTAATGCGCCCGGTGTTGTTCTGACTGGCAATACAAAACCATCGTCAGGAACCATTAGCGGTGGGTCAATCTGTTTTTGCGCCGCACGTATTGTTGTCTCAGACATTTTGTTAACCATCTTAACATCTGGCAACGCATTCATAGCTGGAGAACGTCCGTAAGTGCTTACACTGTCCTTAACAAATCTTGGAACCATAAATGGGAAATCATCAAAGCCCCCCTCGGATATAAGAGACCTCGAATCAAGATGATAGTAAACCGAAGCAACAGGCTTATTCTTTGCAACCTTACCCTTTGTTTCACCTCTAGGATACACAACATGCACTAAATCATGCTCTTTATGTGGGTCGTTTTTTAAATCCTTAACCATTTGAGTTGGTAAGTTTTCTTCACCAAAACGCTGTGCAGCAGCACGAGCCGTTATTTTAAATTTACGATATACCGTATCGACTTTACTGTTTGCATCTTCTGCAACTGTTACTTCTGCAATGTGCCTAGTTGAAAACCGCAACCCTTCCCTGTCACCCTCCACATAGAAAGCAGCAGTTCCGAATACAACTAAATCATAGTATAGCTCATGAATCTCTTGCTGAAAGTTAGACCTATTAAACGCTTGATACATTTGATCCATGCAAAGCTCTAACCACTCATTAGCCATATCATCATTTTGCAATGATGGGTCACGGTAGCGCATAGAAAACCAAGGAGTACTAGGGGAAGTAAGCATACCATGCAAAGAAGAAGAAAGTAATTCTACAGCGTGAACAGCCGTGCCATCATATATAAGCTCAGTGCGTTTATCACCTTGGGTTCTTTTTTTTGTAATATCAGCTTTTCGCGGCAGCATAAAATCCGCAAGCTCTTGCCAATGCTTCTCCCAGTTAGACCGCTGCGACTGCAACGTCTTAAATCTACGATCTAATTGAGCAACTAACGGATTTATTTCTACCATTACATCATTCCAATACTATTCATTAAAGAAGGCTTTTTTTTCTTTTTATCTTTTCCCTCAGCCAAACCACCTTGCATACGTCCAGCCATCTTTTGATTAAGACGCTCTAATGGATCAACACTTGCCGCGATTTTTCGTTTTGCTGGCTGTGATGACATAGCACCCATTTTGCCAGCTTGATTTCTATACATCATGTAATTAATCCACCGCCCATTAATGACCTACGTCTTCGCGTGGGTGCAGAAGATAATAAACCTTGTGAAGCTGTTTGTATTGTCGATTGACGGCCTTTTCTTTTACGCATAGAATCCATAAGATCTTCTTCCGCACTACCCAGAACGTCACTATCCATATCCATTTCAGGTGGTGCTACTGGCGTAGACGTTACAATAGCAGGTGTTGTTGGATTTGTAGGTGGCCGGCGCCGCCTTCTTTCATTTCTTGCTTCTGCGGCGTCTTCAGCAGCTTGTTTCGCATCGTCAGTACGTTTTCTATAATCAGCAAGCGCTTCATCAGATAAACCTTCAGTATTTCCCAAACTTATAGATAAATCAGTTAATATATTTTTAGTAACACGCCCAGCACCTGTTTTAGGTGGATCACCTTTCTCACTAGCAGCGACTGTAGGCGCTGTTATATTCTGTAAACCCTTTTTTAGTTTTTCAAAAAAAGTTGCCATATTTTACCTCATGCCGCAAAAGGATTATAATCCATAACCGCTTGCCGTTGTGGAGCCTTAAAACTCGGCCCCGTTTCTCTCAACCCTACAGCAAAATACCGAAACGCATCCGCCGCATGGCTACTCCAATCATGAACAGGGTTCGCACGAAACGAACGTGTCCTATCATTATATGACCTATGATACTGCCGCAAACACTCTAAACCCTGCTTGCACTTCTCACGATCAAACCACAGCCGGGGTATCAACATTTGCGCCGCATGTATCCCATCCTCTATAGGAAGCTTTGGAACCACTCGAAAGTTTAATCCTAAATCCCAAGCAACCTCTCTACGGCTCTTGCCACTACCCAACTCTCTTACCTCTATATCATGAGGTGCATTGTGAGATCCATACAAATAATTCTTTTGATTTAAAATTTGACAGTAATGCGGCAAACCCTGATTTCTATTTTCATAATAATCTATAACATGCACAGCCCTGCCAACCGACTGGGTATACCATATTGATGTTGAGTCACCAATTCCGAGATCCCACCAGGTATCTACTTTGTGCGCCGGGTCATAAGGTACATTCGTTACTCTTCCCTCAGTCGTAGCCGTTTCTAACTCCTTGCCATAAATAGCACCTGGCACATTCGCATTCCAAGAACACTCAAACTCCTGCATATACTGATCATGGGTCATCATACCCCTAGCAGCATCTAACTCTTCCCTATCCAACAACCCTGTCTCAGAAGCCTTATACACCGCACTCAACCAATCTTCATCAGATGACGCCTGTTCATAATAATCATAGAAAGCATTGTGACCTTTCGGCGTACCCACAAAGATACAAAACCCCTTACGATCAGACAGCGCCGGCCTTAACACCTCAGGAAATACATTCTCAGGCATGTCAGCAACCTCGTCCATAACACAACCATCTAAATATATACCACGTAAACTATCAGGGTTTTCTGCACCGAGTAAGCTTATCCGAGCCCCTGTAGGTAAATCACACCTAAGCTCTGTCTCATGGAACTTCACATTCGGGATACCACCAGCAAAATGTTTTATATAATCCCAAGCTACATTCTTCGCCTGGCGATAGGTGGGCGCCATATAAGCATACCGAGGGGTAGTCTTACCAGAAACTAATGCATCCCTTAATAAATGATTAATAGCCCATACAGTCTTGCCAAACCTGCGATGACATACAACAACACCCCAACGCTTTACCTGCATCTCATTATGCAAAGACATCTGTAACGGCCTAGGCTCATACGGTATCTCGATATGCGTCACTGCTTCGTCACCTCTTTTTGATCTTCATAGATCAATATGCCATTTAACTCCAGTATAGCCTCATACAAGTCTAAAAGCAATACAGCACACTCCAACTGCTTAGACGCACTAGCGCTATCTACAACGCCCCTACGTAGCTCTGTTAAGTGACCAAGCATTGCATGCTGGTCAGGAGTTAAGTCAATGTGCATGAGGCTCCCTGCTTCGCAGGTATTATACGTGTATAGAAACGGCGGCAAAAATGTCGGGGGGTGGGGGGGTGGTATGCACAAAATGCATAGCAAATCCTATTACGCATAATAAACATTATGTTAACTATGCAATATTGTTTAATCATTACAACGACTTAGCATTTGTAGGAGCTATGCAGTTTTTGCAAACCACAAGATGTAGTGGTTGCCACCTGCAAGATCTACCTGTTTGTCTGTACATATTCAAATATATGAATGTACGAATTTCACGCGCGTAGATCGGACGCTCAGGATGTCTCTTACACACACATCTCACCATACCTAGTGCTTGACCACAACGTCTTGTTCATCCTCTTCCAGCGCGTTGACTGCCACATCTCCACCCTGCCAGCTAATAGTAAACTGTTGTGCTTGTGGCTGGTCTTCTTTCTTGTCACGTATACCGAACGGCTGGTTCCTGGCTGTAGTCCACTTCAGCGTATCTATCTCTAGTCTACGTCTATTAACCTCTGCATTGAGATGCCTGACATCACCATCTTCTGGTAAGGGCTCCATTGCTAGCTTGTTTATTCTATCGCTGTAGAACTCTGCCTGTAGTATGCGTCCACGCCTGTACAACTCAAACATGTCATCATCTCCAGCGACTGCTCTTGTTACTGCTCTGTATGTAGGCATGTTGTTATCGCTTGTAATATCTACAAGTGTTTCGCCTTGAGCTAATCGATCAACAATCTTTTCCATTATTTGTGTAGTAATTGTTCTGCTTTTGCCCATGTGTCTTCCTTTAAAAAAACGCCCTCGCCATGCAGACGACTTCTATGCCAGCCTGACCAGGCAAGGGCTAGTTAAACCAGATAAGCTGAGAACTAAAGCCCATCAGGAGAAGTATAGCAAAACTTTACGGCAGTAAAAAAAAATATACTTCTAGTTTGTTATAACTTGATACCATGTACTTTGTCTAGCCAGATCTCTAGCTGATGTATAATCTCTACTTGCTCCATTGGACTAGCTACTGCAATACTTTTAGAAACTTCTAAAAATTTATCTACAGACATCATAGGTCTTATCTTGCTACTGACTTTCTGTATTCTCCAAGACAAAGGATCTTCTTGCCTACGTTTCTTACCCATCTTGTACGCCGGTGACATCCGAGTCAGCGTCTCCTGTAAGATCTTGTAGTTATTACTAGTTATATAGTTATTGTTAGTTTCTTTACAGTAACTACTGTAGTTACTGGTAGTAGTAACTTGTAAGTTATTATCTCGCCCTGGCGGGCTCGCGTTAGCGTACTTCTTCAGTGGCATTTGTCAATCCCCTATTTAACCAGTGCATTCTCCGTCATCTGCTTGGCATAAAAAAGCCTCGTCATCAAAGATCCAATCGCCTTGTCGTGCAACGTAATCGCCTAATTCTTTGTAGCTCCTTGCTTTGTGAAACTTAGCACCGACTTTACTTTCCAAGTCAGACCACCATTGCATACGCTCTGGATGCTCACGCCACACTGCTGCCAAAGTTGCCTCTGATTTGAGAAAGCAACCATCACAATTACCAAGACCCTTTTGAACTCTTAAATCAAATGATTGGCGTTGCCAAAAGTTGTTAATATCATGCACTGATACGTTTGCGTTATCTAATGGAAACCAGTTAGCCCATCTATTATCGGTGGATGGTTTAACTCGATGAGCTTCGTCGGCTCGTATTCCAACTGTGTTGACCCATCTTTTCCATGTCTGGCTAACTAAAAACCTTTTAATTGTTAAAACTTTCATTTGTTGAGTGCAAAACCTTTGCGCTTGGTTAGGCAGATACCTAAACTTTGTCACGCTATCTACGCACTCAGTAAACGGCTCACCATCACGACTAGCAGAATTGTGGCTTACAGTCACAAACTTAGGCATTTGCTTTCTGTATTCTAACCATGTAATAACCACATTCCAACGCTCGCTGCATTCTTGCACGAAGTCTAAAGTCTCTGGCATTTCTCGCCCAGTGTTAGCAAATACTATCTTGCACCGTTCTGGCAAATCTCCATTAACTGATAATATTTGATGAAGCATGTAGCCTGACGTTCTGCCACCACTAAAGCTTATTAAAACATTGCCATCAGGTAACTGGTAAGGGTTAGTCATCACTATCATCCACTACAAAACCAAGCCCTTCACACTCCAGGCATGTCGCTACAATCTCAACAAGTGAGCCGCCATTGACATAATCAATGACAGCTTTCTCTCCCATTACCTGACCGCTTGCATCGCAGTCCATACACTTCTTTGCAGGTTCTAAAAACCTTTGTCCGTCAGCGCTGTAAAACACAAAGTTTGCTTCATTGCCTTTGACTTCTAAACCACCGTATCTCATTTGCAATGTACCTCCACTATTCTTGAAAGCAAACAATTAAAACCATTAGTGTAAAGAATATCAAACCAAACATCTTTGCGTTTTGCCTGACCAAATCCAATCTTAATATCTTGATCAGGATCTAAATCTAACGCTTTCATAATAGCATTTATAGCACGTTTTTCTTTTTGCCTACCTGTCATGCTGATCTCCACTTGATACACTTCTTGCCCCAGGGCGTTTGTCCACGCTCACCACTGTCAACGATTTTGTCTTCATTACGCAACTCTGACAACCTTGGACGCACTGTAACCTCTGGTATTTGTAGTACGTCAGCAATCTCATGTGACGTTAGAGACAACTGCATTTTCTGCAACAACTGCAACACACGGTCACGCGCACTAAGCTTGCCTGGGTAATTACTACGTGCTGCTGCAAGACTAGTATCTGTTTTCTGGTATCCAACACCTTCTTGTGTATATGGCATATTAGTTCTCCTTCCAGCCTATCCATTCTAAGAATGCTTCATAAGTTTCTAACGGTAGCACAACCAACGTGCGCTCCCTGTCTTTTCTGATAAACAACATATCGCTGCCATCCTGATCAAGAGCATCATATAAATCTTGCCATGCTCTTGCTCTCCGCTTGCACTCAGCAAGCAAAGCCTGTTCTGGGCCAATCTTTAGATCACCCGAATAATTACCTTTAGCAGCTCCTGACAACGGAACGCGCTCTGCCTCTACGTTCCTGTCTTTGTGCCAGTTTACCACCTCGCGCTCAAAGTTAGCGCCTTTATCTCTTGATTTTTTACCGCCCATCTTGTTCCTCTACTGCCTTAATTGTTTGCCCTATTCGCATAGCAATCTGAGGCACGATTGCGTTTCCTAGTCCTCTAAGTCTGTCCACCCTTCTGGGTATCCCATGAGCCACTCGACAAATTGAGGGTTCAACTGCCCACCCGTTTTGGATTGGTTGTCTGTGTATTGTACTGCTACATCGAGCGTATCCCAACTGACTTTCCCGTTCCTTATTCTGCCACCCTGATAACCGCCCTTGTAATCTCTGGCTGTCGGTGTAGGCCACAATATATATTCTATCTCTTTTGTGTGGGGCATAGACACCGCAAGCTGGAACAATAAACGTCCGACTGGAGTAGCCTTCGGTTTCCAAGTCAGAAAGCACTTCATCGAGCCCCAATGAGATGTGACCATAAACATTTTCGAAAATGCACCAAGTGGGTCTTTTTTGTGCAACAATTTTGCAGATGTACGGCCAGATGTGGCGGTCATCTTCAACGCCTTTTTGTCTACCTGCAACGCTGAACGGTTGGCAGGGGTATCCTGCTGTGAGGATGTCGCAGTCTGGAATAAGTCCATCTGGGTCATTTGCTAATTCCTTTACATCTTTTGCAATCGGCACATCAGGCCAATGCTTTGACACAATGTGTCTACTCCACTTTTCTATGTCACAAAACATTACTGGGTAGCTCAAGCCAGCCCATTCAAAGCCTAATGCAAAGCCTCCAATGCCAGAACATAGGTCTACATGACGCATCATTTTATCTATAGAAATCGTTAGGTGTTACAGCGCCCATCGTAGTTTCTTGTATAATTAACATATACTTAGTTGATGGTATCTTGTAATCTTTATGATCTTTATCTAAGCACCAACGCCGCACGACAGTGCCATGCTTGGCATCTAATCTCTGCGCTAGCTGAGGGTAACTATAACCCTTTTCTTTGCGCCATTGTTCAAGTTTCATAAAATTTCTCCT